TCTCTCCACCAATTACTAAACAATATTCGCTCAGACTGTTGGGTACTCTTATCGGTAAACCTCCAACATGATTCATCATCTTGCACAACACCAGGAAAGCAGTTATTATCGTAATTTATATTCATTTTTGTAGCATGAATGTTTGAGTTTGCGGATTATAGGATAAAACAATACCTGTTCGTCCGAGTGCTTGGGATCTATCTTTATGCGGTACTATACTAAATGTCTTTGTTATATATTGCAGATCAGCCGATGTACATGCACAAGAACCTTTATTTTTCTTTAAATTTTCGATTTTTTGATTTTTTGACGCGTCTGTTTTAACATAATCAGGTACAAGATTTAAATGTTTACGTCTATACGTTGAATGAGTATCAGTAAAGCCGGTACCTCTATGTCTATGCTTGACGCCAGGCTGTGGTCCGTTATACTTGCTCTCAAAAAACTTTTTAAAGGGTAACATATTTATATTTATATAAAAAAAAGCTGCAACCAGTAAAGTTGCAGCTTTTTTAAAAATATATTAATCTATTAAGCGAAAAAAGAACCGCCAGTAGAACCTGTCTTTGTACCGCCTACTTTATTGTTCTTCGATGTAAGTTTACCTTTACCGTCGGCAAGTGGCTTACCCTTACCATCTACGGTTGATTTAACTTGACCGTGAGCTGTTCCACCGGAAGCCTTAACAGATCCAACTTTGTTCTGTCTTGAAGTGAGCTTATGACCAGCTGAGCTTGGAACTTCCTTCATTTCAGTAGCTTCATCAACTGTTTCATCTTCATCTTCATCTTCATCTTCATCTTCTTCAGCTTCTTCAAAAGAGCTAAATCCTTCTTCACCTTCGTCGTCATCTTCACCAGCATCGCCATCTTCAACTTCTTCTTCTCCAAGTTGAGCTTGGATTAAGTCACATAATTGCTGCGCCATAGCACGGTCAAGAGTTAATGTAATTTCGTCAGTTTCTTCAGCATCAGTCTCTCCGGCGTCAATACCGAGAGCGTCAAGCTCTTCAATAGATTCATCACCCATTACATCTTCAAACAATTTATCAAAAACAGATTTCATATTAATATTTATACTCTCTCTATACGTTTTTTCAACTTTTTTGTCAAACTTTTCCGAACTATATTTTTCCGGTTCATATAAATTCTCTTTATCGCCTTTTTTCTTTTTAGGATCTATAGGCTCATGTACCCCTTCAATTTCATAGACCGGCTCTGTAGTACCTTCGTTACCGGTATGCTGTATCTTTTTCGCTTCTTTAGAATCGAGTTCAACGGCGCCTGGTCCAGGCTTAGTGCTCATTTTTTTATACCCGCCATCGATAGGTCTAGTAGTTTTAGCTTCCTTTATAATTGAGTCAGCGTACACGTTCCATATCTCGGTTAGATTATTCTTTTTTGACATATAAATATTTATAGCATTATGGTTAAAAATAAACAAAATTACATGAATAATCCTAATCTACCTGCGGTAGGTGCGGAATTCGAGTATACTTCAGAGCAAATTAAGCAATTAACTAAAGCGAAAAAGAACCTTTTATATTTTGCTGAAAACTTTTTTTACATTATTTCACTTGACGAAGGTAAACAAAAGATTAAACTACACCTACCACAGAAACGCGCTCTACGTAAGATGCGCGATAATAGATTTTTTATTTTATTGGCAAGTCGACAAATTGGTAAAACTACAATGATGACAATATATGCTCTATGGATTGCATGTTTTAGCGATGATCAACGTATATTAATCGTAGCTAATAAAGAAGGTACAGCTATTGAAATCATGCAACGGATACGAATGGCTTATGAAGAATTACCAAACTGGTTAAAACCAGGTGTTAAAGAGTATGGTAAAACATCAGTGACTCTTGCTAATGGTACGAGAATAGGTATTTCCACCACAACCGGTACAGCAGCTCGTGGTCAATCTGTAAACTGTTTAATTCTTGACGAACTTGCCTTTATTGAACCTCATTTGGTTGAGGAGTTTTGGAAATCAGTATATCCAATTGTATCTTCATCGAAGAAATCAAAAATCTTTATTGCTTCAACAGCTAATGGTACTGGTAATCTATTTTATAAATTATATGCAGGAGCCGATAGTGGAGAAACTAACTGGGCATGCGATAAAATTCTATGGAATGAAATTCCAGGTCGTGATGAGAAATGGAAGCGAGATACAATAAATTCTATCGGCTCTATAGAAGCGTTCAATCAAGAGTTTAATTGTGAATTCTTAGATTCAGGTGAAAGTTCATTAAACGAAGAGCTCTTCGCGAGGCTAATGCAAAGAACTCAGGAACCTAAATTTGTGTTCGATGAAGGTAAATATTTATTATGGGATGAGCCTTCAAGCGACGGTATATATATAGTCAGTGTTGATACATCAGAAGGTGTAGGAGCTGACTACTCTGTCATACAAGTTTTTGACTACCATGATCTTACTAATATTAAACAGGTAGCTACATACTGTGATAATAATATATCACCGTATAATTTTACTGAGAAGGTATATGAAATTCTACAACATTGGGGTAATCCTTTAGCGTGTATAGAGAGAAATAACTGCGGTGCGCAGGTAGTTGATAATCTAAGCCGACATCACGGTTATGAAAATATAGTATGTTGGGGTGCTAGCGCGGCCGGTAGAGCTAAAAGCCAGTTAGGTATTATCGCACATACGAATACAAAACATAAAGGTGTTACTAACATGAGATACTGGATTAATGAATTAGAAAGTGTGGAAATACGTGACGTTAATCTAGTAAAAGAGTTAAGAGACTTTATTAGATATCCAAACGGTACATGGGCAGCTAAAAGAGGAGCTGGTAATCATGACGATAGGGTAATGTCGATGATATGGAATTTAATTATATTAGAAGATGAAGTTGTTAAAAAATATTTCGAGATAGTTCAGCTTGATAAAAATAAAAAACCATTACAGATTAAGCAATTTGATTTTGGGATTAAATATTTTATGAACCCAACGTCTATTTATAGTAATGAAAAGACGGGTGATAGTTTCGATAATACACCGCCGGTTTTAATCGGTAATGCAATGAATCAATCATCCGACATGGATCAATTAATGGATATGGGGTTTAAACCTTTATATTAATTATGGCATTAAATCAATCACAGTTTAATAAGAGTAGGTTAGATAAATTTCTAATGGTAATTAACCTACCGACACCTTTGAAAGGGATTAATACAACAGACTTAGGGGTGCATGCTGATAAAAAGGTAAATGAAAATTCTCTACAATTTTCAGTTTACGGTGCAGTAATTCCGAGTATAACGGTACCTGAAATTACTCAACAATACGCTGGTCAGTCTTTTAAGATATCCAGTCATTCTAGGCCTCCATATGAGAATGTATCTGTGAACTTCACCGTTGATAGTAGGTTTAATAATTACTGGGTACTTTATAAATGGTTAGATTTACTTAATAATGATAAAACATCTACATTTGATACGGATAATTTATCTAACACGCCTGCTATAAGTCCATCTCAAAGAAACGTAAATAAATCTTCCAACCCACCATCATTATATCAAGCTGATATAACATTATATGCTAAAGATGAGTTTGATAAAAATGTCGCTAAATTTGTTTACACCAATGCATTTCCTGTTAATCTCGGAGGGATTAACTTCAACTATAGAACTGAAGGTGAAATCGAAACTACATTCGAATTCGCGTTCTCACAGTTATTAGTTGAATTACTGTAATTTTTTAAACAGAATAACATAAATAATATTATGGGACGTACAATTCAATCTCCAGATGTAGAAATAAAAGAAATCGATTTGAGCTTAAGACCTGCTTTAGCGTTAGGTACAACAGTATTAGCAGCAGGTTTTACAGATAGAGGACCAACAGATGAAGTTATTCAAGTAACAAGCTTGAGTGAATTCGAGCAAATTTACGGAGCTCCAACTACTCCGGCTGAAAGATATTTCTACCATTCCGTTAGACCGCTATTTAATTCACCGGCAAATATTTTAACATACCGTTTACCGTATGGTGATGATACAGGTGCCGGTTTCGGTAATAGTTACGGTGCATTAGTTTATCCGTGTAGTGCAGTGGTATTATCTGGTACCGGCCTTACTTCTACTACTTACTCTCAAGTAACATCAGCTGGAGAAGCTTTACCTACAAACTATATTTTAGGTAAACCAGTTCACTATGAACTTACTCAGGAGCAGTACTTTAATATAAAGCAAAGACAAGGGTTTGAATGGTCGAATACAATTAATTCAAAACCAAAAACCTTTAATGATCTTGGCGGAGCAGCTGTTATTGTTCTCAATAAAGGTCAGACAACAGTTAATAATAAATATGAAGGTTTCTATGTAGGTCTCGCTGATAATACAAACTTCAACGAAGCAACAAACTTTGATGCTATTCTTACAGCTGAAACAGTAGGTGCTAGTGCCACTTCAACGAGTTCATACATACGTTTGCCAGAAAGTCGCCTTAATTTTGCGTTATCCGCGCAAAATGACGCTCAGACAAACCAGTTTGGTCAAGAATCAGATAGTATTGCTGAAATCATGGAAAATCTTACTGATTATGATATTGCTAAACCAGCATTTGACGATACATTATCTGTTGGTTTATTCAAGCTTAGACAATCGATATTCGCTTCTGATGTTATTAAGTTAGATTATGTTCTGTCAGAGAGTTATGTCGGTTCTCTTGACTATCATCGTCAACAGCAATCACGAACTGGTGGAGCAGCGCAGAGCTTCTTCTTAGGGTTTAAAGAAGATCAATCTCCAAATATAGAGGTGCTTATTAATGATAATCTTTCACATAGAAACGGTGATACATGGTTAGGTGTGAACGGGTTACCTGTTAATAAGATCAGATTAACTTCAACTAAGTTTAGTACAGAACCTCTTGCAACTGCAAATTGGCCTGTACTTTCATCTGGCTATATACCTGCCGGGTATGACACTGCAGCACCATTTGTTTCAGCAGCTCTTCTTAGTGCAGCAACAACATTAGGAGTTGCAGATAGCTTATTTACTGTAGGTGCTTATACTAATGCAAATTTACAATCAACACAAAAAGATCTTGGTTCAATTCCGAAAAAGATCGATAGATTACTTGATACTGTCGAGAATCCAGATATCTTTGATATTGATATTACGATTGAAGCTGGTCTAGGTACAATTAATGCTGGTAGAGAGGCTACCGGAGACGGTAAGTACTACGATGACCTGACTAACATACCGATGTCCGGTTTTGCAAAATCTGATATTACTAAGATTTCAACTGATGCTCAGACTTACAGAGATAATTGGAAGACAATCTACAATAGATTTAACGACTTCGCAGAGAAGAGAAGAAAAGATCACTTGTTTATTGCTGACCTTCCGAGACCAATCTTCTTAGAAGGAGCAAACTTCAAGACATTAATGGATCCTAAAAATAACTTTTCGTTAAATATCAATAAGCCTATTCAAGCATTCACATCCATTTTGAATTCTAGCTATTCAACGACGTACGCTGCTTGGATTAAAGTTTACGATGCGGGGTTAGATGATCAGACTTGGGTACCATTCTCTGGCACTGCTGCTGAGATAATGGCTAATACTGATAGTAACTTCCAGCCATGGTTTGCACCAGCTGGTTTCACGCGAGGAAGAGTAGGCAGTGTTAATGATATATGTCTCTACCCTAAACAGAAACAAAGAGATCAGTTATATAAGAATTCTGTTAATCCTGTTGCGTTCTTCCCAGGTGATGGTTATGTTGTTTTCGGACAAAAGACATTACAATCAGCACCAACTGCATTCGATAGAATTAATGTTCGTCGTTTATTCTTAAACTTAGAGAAGTCAACCCGTGCAACTATGAAATACTTCATATTTGAACCAAATACACTTCTTACAAGAACACGTATTATTAATACATTGACGCCAATCTTTGAGAATGCAAAGAATACAGAAGGTGTTTACGACTACTTGATCGTTTGTGATGAAAGAAATAATACCCCAGATATCATTGATCAAAACGAGCTTGTAGTAGATATCTACTTGAAACCAGTACGCGCTGCAGAATTCATCTTAGTGAATTTCTACGCAACAAGAACTGGTACAGATTTCAATGAAATCATTGGATAATATCATCTCTTAACAAATTAAGCCGATCCGAAAGGATCGGCTTTTTTTTATATGCGTATAAAAAACTACTAATCTAGATTAAATAATTACATGGCAGACGTTAAACAAACGATACAGGATTTTTATACTCAGGCTCAAGCAAAAGACTTCGCGAGAAATAATCTGTTTAGAGTTTTAAACATTGACTTCGGCGATGGTAGTGATGTAACTATCGGTGAAGATGATTTAGTTTATGTAACAGCAGCAACTCTACCCGGTAAAACTATTCAAGATGTTACCGTTCCTTATATGGGATTAGACTTCCACGTACCTGGTACTGTTAAATATAATGGTTCAGAAGGTTATTCGTTAACTTTTAGAGCTGATGAATCATATAACCTATATGATAAATTCCAACAAGTAATCAATGATACGTTTAATGATGCAGATTCAACAGGTAATTACTTTACACCGAAAGCTAGCTCTGTTATTGATTTAGTTCAACTAGATAAAGAATTAAATAGAATTTCTCAATATCAATTAGTTGGATGTAGTATCAGAAGCATCGGTGATTTATCTTATGATGTTACCGTATCCGGTGATATACAGACATTTACAGTAACTGTCGCTTACCACTATTATAGAAAAACAGCATAGATTTAATTAATTTACTAAAAGGCCGTATCGTTTGATACGGCTTTTTTTTGCTTAAATATTACATATGGGTATATTAAACGCAGCAAATGATGCACTAAAAGGAGTTTCAAACCTTACGCGAGGCGCGTTAGGTGGTACATTAGCGCAACCAAATGTAAATTTATTCGGAACAAATATACCAGGTGTACCTCTAGTGAGCTTTAGAAATAACTTCATTAGATCCATGGAGACATGGATAGGAGCTCTACCATTAAGAACACAGTGGGTCGTATTATTCGATTCTTTTCCAGTAGGATTGAATACCAATATCTTACAGGCATTAGAACCGATTCAGGGTGATAAAAAGGGATTTGATGTTGATAGAGCTAAAGCTTTTCTAACATCTTACCCTGCT